GGTACGCACTATATGTATCTACAATGGAGTAAGATTGACGTTGGAGCTCCAGATTATAGAGAAGCGAACAGATTGTTTTATATATTCTGGGAAGCTTGTAAAGCAGATAAAAGGTGTTATGGAATGTGTTACCTTAAAAACCGTAGATCAGGATTTTCTTTCATGTCATCAGCAGAAACAGTTAACTTAGCTACTATATCGAGTGATAGTAGATATGGTATACTATCAAAATCAGGTTCAGATGCAAAGAAGATGTTTACAGATAAGGTGGTTCCTATATCGATTAATTATCCATTCTTTTTTAAACCTATCCAAGATGGTATGGATCGGCCAAAATCCGAACTTGCTTACAGAGTACCTGCGAGTAAGTTTACTAGAAAAAAGATCACGGCGAATGAACAACTCGAAGATATTAAAGGATTAGATACAACTATAGATTGGAAAAACACAGGAGACAATAGTTATGATGGGGAAAAGCTAGCGTTATTAGTTCATGATGAAAGTGGAAAATGGGAGAGACCAGATAACATATTAAACAACTGGAGAGTTACAAAAACTTGTTTAAGATTAGGTAGTAGAATAGTAGGAAAATGTATGATGGGCTCAACTTCTAACGCCCTTGACAAAGGAGGAGATAACTTTAAAAAACTATACAATGCTTCAGACGTTACCTCACGAAATCGTAATGGACAAACAAAATCTGGTTTATATTCTCTTTTTATCCCAATGGAGTGGAACTACGAAGGATTTATTGATGAATACGGACATCCAGTCTTCGATAGTCCAGATCATGATGTACTCGGACCAGACGGTGAATTAATAGACGTAGGTATAATAGAGCATTGGGAAAATGAAGCTGAAGGATTAAAATCTGATCAAGACGGATTAAACGAGTTTTATAGACAGTTTCCTAGAACTACAGAACACGCGTTTAGAGATGAGGCTAAAAACAGCATCTTCAATCTTGTTAAAATATACGAACAGATAGATTACAACGAAGGAATAGGGAATTCAGCAGTATTATCAGTTGGTAATTTCCAATGGGTTAATGGTATTAAGGACACACAGGTTATATTCTATCCAGACCCAAAAGGAAGGTTCAAAGTTAGTTGGTTTCCACCAAGTCATATGCAAAACAAGATCATTCAGAAGAATGGTATTAAATATCCCGCAAACGAACATATGGGAGCTTTTGGTTGTGATAGTTACGACATATCAGGGACCGTAGATGGGAAAGGATCCAACGGGGCTTTACACGGATTAACAAAGTTTTCAATGGAAGACTGCCCACCTAATCATATGTTCTTAGAGTACGTAGCGAGACCTCAAACTGCTGATATATTTTTCGAAGACGTATTAATGGCTTTAGTGTTTTATGGAATGCCATTACTTTGTGAGAATAATAAACCTAGATTATTATACCATTTAAGAAGAAGAGGATATAGAGGTTATTCGATGAATAGACCAGATAAACTTTGGAACAAACTATCTGTAACAGAAAAAGAAATAGGTGGAATACCTAATTCGAGTGAAGACATTAAGCAGGCTCACGCAGCTGCTATTGAAATGTATATACAAAGCCACGTTGGTCATTTAAGCGATGGAAATTATGGAAACATATATTTTAACGAAACGCTAAACGACTGGGCTAGATTTGATATAACAAAGAGAACAAAGTTTGACGCATCTATAAGTTCTGGATTAGCTATCATGGCTTGTAACAGACATTTATACGCTCCAAACGCTAAAATAGAGAAACAAAAGTTAAATATAAATATTGCGAAGTATACCAATACTGGAAGCGCATCAAAAATAATAAAGTAAAATATGGCAGAGTCTGTTATAAATAATTATTTTCCTAGTCAAGTCGTAAGCGATGCTGAGAAGCTTAGTTACGACTATGGGTTAAAAATAGGTAAAGCTATTGAGAGCGAATGGTTCAATAAAGACCGTGGTTACAATAGATATACAACTAATCAAAATAACTTCCACAATCTAAGATTATACGCTAGTGGAAATCAATCAATACAAAAATATAAAGATGAGTTATCTATAAATGGTGACTTAAGCTACTTAAATTTAGATTGGACTCCAGTTCCAATCATACCTAAGTTTGTTGATATCGTCGTAAATGGTATCGCAGAGAGAATGTATGATATAAAAGCGTACTCACAAGATCCTTATGGAGTAGCAAAAAGAACTGAGTATATGGAATCTATACTTGGAGATATGCAGACTCAAGAAATGAACGATTTTGCACAAGAAGCTTTTGGTGTTAACTTATATGAGAATGATCCAGAAACGTTACCAGAATCACAAGAAGAGTTAGATCTTCACATGCAGCTAACTTATAAGCAATCTGTTGAAATAGCAGAAGAACAAGCTATAAGTGTTTTGATGGACGGTAATAACTACGAATTAATTAAGAAAAGATTTTATAGAGATTTAACTGTACTAGGTATTGGAGCTGTAAAAACAGGTTTTACTACTTCAGAAGGTGTTATTATAGATTATGTTGATCCAGCTGACTTAGTTTATTCTTATACTGAATCTCCATACTTCGATGATATATACTACGTTGGAGAAGTAAAAACAATTCCTATAAACGAATTAGCTAAGCAGTTTCCACATCTAACACAGAGTGATTTAGAAGACGTGGTAAAAAACAAATCAACTCACTCTAATAATCATCATGGGCACTCTACATCTAGAGAGATAGACAATAACCAAGTTCAAATTTTATATTTTAACTATAAAAGCTATATGAACGAGGTCTACAAAATGAAAGAAACTGGATCTGGCGCGTTAAAAGCTATTGAAAAAGAAGACACGTTTAATCCACCAGCAGATAAAGAAGGAGGATACGAAAGATTACATAGATCTATAGAGTGTCTTTACGAAGGAGCTATGGTTCTTGGTACTGAAAAGTTACTAAAATGGGAGATGGCAAAAAACATGATGCGTCCTAAGAGTGATTTTACTAAGGTTAAAATGAACTACAGTATAGTTGCACCTAGAATGTATAAAGGTAAAATTGATTCTCTGGTTGGTAGAATCACTGGGTTCGCTGATATGATTCAACTAACCCACTTGAAACTTCAACAAGTAATGTCACGTATGGTTCCAGATGGAGTTTATTTAGACGCTGATGGTTTAGCTGAAGTTGATTTAGGTAATGGAACTAATTATAGTCCACAAGAAGCGTTAAATATGTTCTTCCAAACTGGTAGTGTTATAGGTAGGTCGTTTACTTCGGAGGGTGATATGAATCCTGGTAAAGTACCTATTCAAGAAATAACATCTGGTAGTGGAGGGAATAAAATGCAGGCTCTTATAGGTAATTATAATTATTATCTACAAATGATTAGAGACGTAACTGGATTAAACGAAGCTAGAGATGGTTCTACACCAGACGCTAAAGCTTTAGTTGGTATACAAAAATTAGCAGCAGCAAACTCTAACACGGCAACTAGACATATATTAAATGCGGGGTTATTTTTAACAGCAGAGACAGCTGAGTGTTTATCGTTAAGAATATCTGATATTATAGAGTACTCTCCAACTAAAGATGCTTTTATACAAGCTATTGGAGTGCACAACGTTGCTACGTTAGAAGAAATGTCTGAATTACATTTATATGATTTTGGAATATTCTTAGAATTAGCTCCAGACGAAGAGGAGAAAGCTATGCTTGAAAATAACATACAAATGTCTCTACAACAACAAGGTATTAATCTTGAAGACGCTATAGATGTTAGACAGATAAATAATGTTAAATTAGCGAATCAAGTTTTAAAGTTACGTAGGAAGAAAAAAGCAGAGCAAGATCAAATGGTTCAACAACAAAACATGCAAATGCAAGCGCAGACTAATATGCAGACACAGCAAGCGGCAGCGCAACTAGAAGTGCAAAAACAACAGGCTTTATCTCAATCTGATGCTCAACTAGAACAATTAAAAGCACAACTTGAATTACAAAAAATGCAACAAGAAGTGCAAGCTAAGCAACAGCTTATGGCCTTAGAGTTCCAGTACAACGTACAATTAAAAGGTATGGAAGTAGAAACTGCTAAAGGAAAAGAAAAAGAAAAAGAAGATCGTAAAGATGAAAGAACTAGAATACAAGCTAGTCAACAGTCTGAATTAATAGAACAAAGAAAAGGTAATCAACCAGCTAAAAAGTTTGAATCATCAGGTAATGATATACTAGGTGGTAGAGGTCCTGCTGATATGTCTATGTTCGGACCGCAGTAAAAATTATTAATTATTATTATATTATATTATGGCAAAAAAGAAAAAAGAAGAGGCAACTGAAGAAGTTGTCCAAGAACAAGTCGACAATAAAGTAGAAGAAAACGTTACTAAAGTTGATTTAAACAAATTTGAAAGTAAAGATGATAACGATGTTATCAAGGTAGATTTAAGTAAACTACCTACAGAAGAAGTTGTTGCAGAAGAAAAACCTGTAGAAGAAGTAGTTGAAGAAGTAGTTGAAGAAAAACAACCAGAAGCAGAAGTTGAAACTCCAGTAGTTGAAGAAATTACTGAAGAAGTTCAAGAAGAAGTTGAAGAGTTAACAGAACAGGTTGAAGAAGCTGTTGCTGAAGCAGAAGCTACTGGAAAAGAACTTCCTGAGAATATTCAAAAACTAATGCAGTTTATGGAAGATACAGGGGGTGATTTACAAGATTACGTTAAGTTAAACCA